CCGTATCCAGTTTCCAGTATACCAACATGTGTATTTATATATGTTTCTATAGCAGCTGCGTGAGCTTGCTTAATATCTTCGCTGGTATTTGGTATACCACCTATTTCTCTTTCCGTGGCTGATAGTTTGTTCCAAACTTTATCTGGCCTGTTCATTGAGTAACCTCTATAACCTCTTCTTTTAAAATGATATAAAAGTCTTGGTTTGTTATTCTCTGCTAATATAGGCATACCGTAAAAAATACAAGCCATTAAAACGTCTTCAAAGAATATTTCTGCTGTTTGTGGCCTAGCTATGTATTCTAAAAAAAACTGATTAGGTGGTGCATCTTCCATGCTAAACTTAGTAAGCCCATGTAAAGCTCCATTAGAACCTCGACCGTCTACAGTTCCTGATATGTCATAGCTGTCACAACCAAAAGCTCCCATGTGCTCATTACCAGGGTGTTTGCTACCGTTTTTTATAATTACTCTATTTTGTAATTCTATTTGAGGTACCCAAGATATATTAAACCTTCCGTCTTTATTAGGTACAAATATTACTCTTGTATCTTGAGTAGCGTTTTCCCATTGAAAGCTTCCAACTGTTACAAGTGACTTGTTGTTTAAGTCTACATTGTAATCTATTTGCTCGTATATTTTAGTTAAGTTAAACAAAGATTCTTTAGCCTCATCTCTAAAAGCGTGTTCTTCTGTTCTTGGAAACTGCCTATAATATTCGTTTAGCCCGTCTTGATCTTGCTTTAGTCCTTCTACTTCATTATTCCAATGGTCTATAACACCTTGATTTATATAATCTCCAAATACATCTTGTGTTTCTTTTTCTGGCGTGTCAAATACTGGATGACCATATTTATCAATAAAACCTTCATAGTTCCACTCCATTGGTATAAACAAAGAATACAAGCCTGAGCTTGTTTGACCATTAGCGTTTCTTTTTTCTACATTTGAGTTGTAGTATATCTTTTTGAAGTTTTCACCTCCTTTGTCTAAAGAGTTTGATGTTGAACCCATCATGCACTTACCTATTATCCTGCTACCTAATCGTAAACATGTTTTAGTAACTCTCCAGTTGTTAAGTATGTTAGTAGGTTTCTCCCATTTGCCTGATTCATCGTGTATTAAAAGCTTTAGCTTTTCACCATCATAAGAGTTATCACCTGTATTTTTCCAGTCTATGGTTGTATCAAGTCCGGATATTTCTTTAAGCTTTTCGTTATTGTCCAGCTTTTTTCTTGTGAACTTTGTCGCTGGTACTCTATAAGCCAGTTCCGTTTTTGGCCGATCCATTCCATCTTGTATTGGTTTAAAAAAGAACGGGTAGTTAACTGATATTGGAACAACTTTATCAGTGAACATCTTTTTAGCATCTGGTCCTGATTTTGATAGTATACCAAATCTGGAGTCTGTCGATATTGTTGCAGCGTTGACTGTTTCACCTGATGCCATAAATGAGAATCCACTCCGTCTATTTTTAAGGTAGCACATGCCATAGCTTCTTCTATCGGCCCTACAAGCTTCCCAGAATATGTAGAACAATCTGTTCGATTCACGAAAATTGGGGTGGCCAACGTCAATCTTACTCCACTGCAAGTACATATAGTGAGTGCCAGTAATATATGTAGGCTTATCTTTGTTAATAAACCAAAAACCTTCTTCGCGTTTTTTAAATTCATCATCTATGTAACCGTACCATTTTTCTTTAAACTCGCTAGGATATTCTTCCCAGTCAAATACAGATTTTATTTTGCTTAACTCTTTAGGATATTCTGAGTATTCCCAGGTATTACCATCAAAAACATGAGGTTTTTCTTCTTTTGGTAGAGCTATCTTCAAACCTTGTATTTCGTATATTTCACCGATCTTACCTGTTTTACTTATGATAACTACGTCATGTTCTTCATTGTAACCGTATTCCCATTTAGCATACCTATTAGTTCTTTTTAAAACTTTAGGTTTTATATGGTTATCTAGTATTTTATATAAAGTTTGCTGATACATTACTTAGATCTTCCTTCAGCAAAGCCTTTAAAAGTTTTTTCTTTTGTTACTTCTTTAGGCTTATCGTTTAACATATCTTCTTCTTCTTGTATTCTTGTGAGAATTTCAAAAGCATCAAATATTGCTAACTTTTTTGTAGCGGCAGCGTTTTTAAGTCTGTCAGCTGATATATCATCTCCTGAGTCAACAATCTTTTCTTGCGCTACCTTTATTAATTCTTCAACTGCTTTTCGCCCAGCTTGGATTATACTCAATTTCGTTTCCTTGTTGCTCATACTTAATTACAATATCATTTGATTTCATACAATATAATCGCTCTCCGTCTATAAAAAATTCGTATTCACCATCTGGCGTATAACCAATCATATCTCCTGGAGTGATTTTAAGAGCTTCTAAGGAACTATTACCGTATTTTAATATACCAATAAGCTCGCGTTCTTTATCTAACGTTAGATCGTTATCACTTAAAAGTGGTTTTACAAAACATCTATCGTTAAATGTGTTCCAATTTTTTTTGTTCTTGTACATATAGACTTGGTCCATTGCAACAAAATATAAGTTTTCTGTAAATTTAGATCTACTTGTTTTTTGCTTATCTCTTATATCTCTAAATGTTCTAAAAACATTATGATGTATTACTACAGTATCACCAACAGATATTTTAGTTTTATAAGCAAGTGGTGTTGAAACAACTTTAGCCATATTACTAACTGCTCTAAAATTTTCTAAATCAGCGTTAGTTACAAGGCTTTTGTCACCTACTTTTATTTCATTATTGTATTGAGTGTTTAATGGCTCTACAATAAAATCAAATAAGCTTTTCATTTAATATTCTAAATCATACTCTATTGATACAGCCATGTTGGAATTAAAGTTTTTCCAAGGCATTACCTCTTGATTTTTTTTAATGTAAATGCTATAAGAATCTTTAGTTTCGTCATGTAGTATATGAGAGATTTCGTGTCCCCCATATACTTGTTGACCAACTGCGTAGTGCATTGCATCGTTTTTATAATCAGAACCTATACTTATTTTTCTGATTACATTAGTCATTATCTTCCTCAGGAATTAGCTCGTAAGATCCATCTTTTAAATCGATGTTAACCTTACCGTATTTTTCTTCAAGTTCCTTTTTAATAACTTCCATTTGCTCAGATTCTTTGGCGAACATTGTTACTAGGTCTGCTTTACGCAGCTCGCCAGCACCAATTTCTCCTTGGATCTGTACCATTTTGTTATTAAGCTCAGTCACTTGCTTAAGCTCTTCCGGGGTTATTTTGCTATTTTCTTCCATTTTATTTAATTTAATTGTTTTCATTTGTTTTTATTATTACCTATATTTTTACCTTTTTCCCACGTTCTACCAACAAAGTACGCACCGTACACAGTTACTAGTAATGATTGAAAGATAGGTATATAAGTCGGTTCTATTGTAAAACCACCTATGTTACCATCAAAGAAAGCACACAATGTAAAGATAACTGTTAAATACACAATAATCAATGGTCTTATGTTTTTTGATAAAAAGCTATCAGACTTCATATCAGACTCCCATCTTTTGGTAACTTGTTGTTGAGCTTCGCTATCAGCTTTCACAAGTATTTCTTTAATAGCTTTTTGAGCATTTAGCTTCTCTTCTTTTGATGTTGTTAAGTTATCTAGCACTTCGCCAACTTGTTTGACTACGCCACCACTTAACAATTGTAATAACTTACTCATCTTGTTTTATTATATGCTTCTTTCTCCCAAGGTAAATTCTTAGCTCCTTCTACCATAGTAGACCTAGGATATTTTTTACCTTTCCAATAAACGTAGTTATTATCATAATCAAGATCTCCTCGTTCCATTTGATCGATGTGAACCATCTCATGATCTATAACTTTTTGTTTATCGAGTGGAGATAAGTTTTTGTTTATTAAAATAGTTCCATTATTATTAGCCTCTCCCATTACACCTTTTTCAAGATTTCTCTCGTATATAGGTGTATTGCAAGTGCAAATAGGTGAATCCATTTTAAAAGCCATTTTACTTCTTTTTGTAAAGTTTTGCTGGAGATGGCTTCATCATTTTAAGAGCAGAGTGCTTAGACATCCAAGATCCACCCATTTTCATCGGTGACTTCTCAGCCATTTCCATTGGAGATTTACCAGCCATTTTAGCAGGAGACTTCATCATTTTAGCAGCAGCTCTTTCGTCTACTGGCATATCCATCATAAGGTCTTTTTTCTCTTGAGCAGCTGACTCTAGCTTCATTGGAGACTTCATCATTTTGCCAGGTGCATCATGACGCTCGTTTTCTAAATAATGTAATCTAGCAGAAGGCTTTAAGTTTTTGTCATAAGCCATTTTCATATCGTATTTACGCGCTTTGTTCATTTTGTTTATTGTTATTGTTATTGTTTACCATTTAACCTTATCAGCCCAGTAAGCCGCAGACATTTTGCCTTTAGCTATATTTTTTCTGTGACGGGCCTTAAAGGATTTTCTTTTAGCTTTCATTTTAGCAGACTCTCCAGACTTCGGCTTGCCAGCAGTGCTAGCACCTTGTTCGCCAAAGCGTATGATTTTTTCTTTACCATTAGCACACGCTTTTACAACGTGAGACTTCTTAGGATGTGAAGGTGTTTTCTTTGGCTTATTACAAGCTATGTTTTTCTTTACTAATTTTACTGACATAATATTATTTATTCACCACAGGGTTTACCTGTTTTAACATTTACCCAATTCTCTTTTTCAAACCAGTCTCTAAGTGTAGCACCTTTTTTCCTAGCGCCTTTGACATTAGTAGAACTTGATCTTTTGTATTTACCAGATCTACCTGCTGATTCTTTAGCTCTTACAACTTTATCTTTTTGAGCTTTGCTCATGCCTCTAACCTTAGCTAGAGGTAAACATACTTTTTTAGTGCCCCCACCTTTTACTTTACTTTTTGCCATTGCCTAATTTTTTCATTGCTTTATTTCTAGCACATTTCATTTTAGCTGCATAGCTAGGATTTTTTTGCCTATTAAAAACAATTTGCTGGTTTAAACTACCAACAATTGCTTTTTTATTACCCTTACGTGACTTAATTAACCAAGTAGCTAAATCACCGCAGTTTAGTTTTTTAAATCTACCTTTTGCATCGGCGTATTTACTGTCTTTCCACTCGGGTCTTTTTTCAGCCATTTTGTTGTTGTTTTATAAAGCTAGCCATTTCTAAGCCTAGTTCTTTACCTTTTTTAGAATCTGATTTGTAATGTGCTTTAGCTATATTTCTACTATCAGATATATCTTTTGCTTTTTTATCAAGCTGTTGTGCTTTTTCTGGATATTTTGATTTTAACATTTCTGCAACCAAATAACCTTGAGTTGAGTGTCCAGAAGGATATGATGGTGTTTTCATAGAGTCTAACTCTATATCTTTCAAAGAAATATCAAAGTTTTTTGCTAAAACTTTTGGTCTTGGTCTGTTATAGTATTTTTTTAAACTTACTATTATAGGCCTAGAAGAATCTAATAACTCTTGTATATAATCTTTGTTTTCCTTACCTACTATGCCTGTAAAAACTTTTGTAACGTCATCGTGATCTTTTACAAACTTTTTATTTTCAGAAAGTCTATCTATTTGTTTTATTTCTTTAAATGTCTCTAATGAATTTGATTTAGGTAGTTTATCTTTTTTGAACTTACTATAGTCAAAGTTTTTTAATAA